CCGACTCAACGAACTCACCGCCAAACACGGACATGAACTGGTCCAAGCCAAGATCGTCGCTTGGTGGCAATCACCTGCCGGCCAGTGGTGCAAGGGAAACAGAACCATCGGCGCTTTCCTGCACGCCTTCGATCAGATCACCGTCGGCGTCAATCCCCATGACGGCATCGCTGTCGCCCGAGCCATCCTCGCCCAACGAAGAGAACGAGGCGGAAATGGCGGTCGTGGAAGCTCTGGATCAACTCGCGATCAACTACCGGGTCCAGTTGGACGCCAAGACAATCCTTTTCTGGATCGAGCAATGCCTGAAGCTGAAACTATCAGCGGAGCGGATCGGTGAGGCGACACGCTGGTGCCTGCAAGATTGCGCTCGGTTCCCAACTTGGGCGGAGTTTGTGGCACGGCTGCCAAAACGACAAGACCAAGCAGCGCCGGGACTTAATGATCCGGTCGATTCTATCAACGACAGACGTCTCGATCACGGCGCACCGTGGTGGTGGAACGGCGTACGTAGAGCCATCGCGCTCACGGGTGCGGCCCGTGTTGCCGTCTACCAGACTCTGATCGCCGAGGCGCAGCACCGCGGAGAACCTGAATACGAGTGGGTTGAAAGTGAAGTGCAACGCTACGTCGACAAGAGAGGCCAACGCATTTCCGTTCGCTGTGTCACCAACTGCGGCTGGGCGCGATGGAAGACCGATGACAAAGGGCGGTTGATGTCAGGGCATACATGCCGGCCCGATAGGAACGTGATCCTCAAGGGGGCGGCATGAGTCCAAAGCCAACCCGCGGCTGGGGCGCGGTGCATCGCGGCGACGCGGATCCCCTGATCGTGAAACGCCGAACCGTCCGGCTACGGTGCCGCGTCTGTGGTAAGCCCGGGCGGTTCATGGTGACGCCAGAGGCGGCGCCTGTCAGCACGTTCTCGTGTGGAGGATGCTATGACCCTGACCATCCACGTTCCGGGTGATCCCATCGCCTGGGCTCGCGCGGGCCGGCGAATCAATCTCAAGAACGGCACCCCGATCACAACGACATTCACACCGACGCGCGTCCAGCAGTGGGAGGACCACGTTGCTCATTTCGCGCAGAAGGCGGCGGCCGCGTGTGGCTGGACGAAGCCCGGGTCGAAAATTCCCCTCTGCGTCGATGTGGATTTCCACTTTCGCCGACCATCGGGCTATCGCAAATCCGAGATTTGGAAATGGACGAAACCGGACCGTGATAACCTCGACAAGGCGATCCTCGACTCGCTCTCGTGGGCTGGCGTAATCCACGACGATGCTCAGGTGGTCGACGGCCGCATACGCAAACTGATCGACGACGAATGGCAAGGGGCGATGATCACAGTTACCCCGACGGAATTGGTGTCATGATCCGTTGTCCGCTGTGTCTGACACTCTGGCCGCACAACGACATGTGCACGTGCTATGTCTGTGGGTTCGATCTCCTCCCCGAACGGAGAGCACTCTGGAGAGTGCGACACCTGGTGGCTCGCATGGGAATTGTGCCGGAATATCTCCAGCATCGCATTCGGCGTGAGATGTCCCGACGTTACGGCTGGGACAAAAGGGATTGGCGTCTATAACAAGGGAGGCTCCATGTATCGGATTCTGATTGCAGGATTGCAGATCGAGTGCGAGTCATTTCCAGCGCTGAGGGAACTGATTGAGCATTTCGCGCCCGTTCTGGCGGCCTATGACGTACGGCGAGCGATTCCTCGGAGGGTTCATGGGCCGCGTCATAATCCAAAACCGCCAGCGGTAGATCGATGACCATCGCCGACCGCGATAGACTCACCGCCATGGTGCTGGAAGACCTGATCGCTGGCATGGGCCAGCGAGATTATCCCGGCGGACCTACGGGACTCTTGGCGGATTTCCTCGTCTCCTGGGGCATCCCTGCCGGTAAACGCAACCTTGCGAACATCCTCTGCGATCATAGGCGGAAAGCCCGCGAGTGTTCACTTTCGGAGCTGACCCGCCGAAAGTTATAGGCATTTAACCCTTTAGCTCAGTAGTCATTGCATGGGCGCGATCATGACGCCTGTGGAGTGATGCTGTGGAAGTCGAACAGATTGATCTTTGCCGTCTAAAGCCGAACCCGGAGAACCCGCGCCGGAACGATCCCGCGGTGGGCGCCGTGGCCCGCTCCATCGCCGATAACCAGACGGCGACCATCGCCACCTGGGACGACGAGAAACTACATACCCTCGTGGCTCAGTTGAACCTCGAAGACGATTTCGATATCGCCTCACTCGGATTCTCGGACAACGACCTGGCGGACATCCTCCGAGACGATGAGGCCGACGCCGGTATTGACGACGTTCCTGAACCGCCCGCCGTGCCGGTGACGCAACCGGGCGACCTGTGGCTACTCGGCGATCATCGGTTGCTATGCGGGGACATCACGCGATCCGGTGATATTACACGAGTGATGAACGGCGAGAAAGCCGATTTCATTTTCACTGATCCCCCCTATGGACACAACAACAACGACGGTGATCTGATTCACAACTGGGAAAAAGCACTGGGGAAACCGAGAACAACAGGATCGGTGGCGCGACCGATTGCAAACGATGGAGCGGAAGACGCGGCTAGGGTTTATTCCGCCCTTCTCGCAACGGCAAATGATCTGCTCCATCCCGGTGGTTGCTGCTGCTGCTGCTGCGGCGGCGGCGGACCAGATCCCCAGTTTGCCCGATGGGCGATAGAGATGGATCGGGTGATCGGATTCAAACATGCTGTTGTCTGGGACAAGGGCGGACTTGGTATGGGATGGCATTACCGCCGCAACTACGAAATGATTCTCATCGCCCAGAAACGTGGAGGGCCTTGCCGTTGGTTCGGCGGAACGGACGTATCGAATGTCATCCGTGATATCGGCAAAATCATTCCGAGCGCAGAGCAACATCCGACCGAAAAACCCGTCGCTCTCGTTGAGCATTTCATGCGATTGCACTCGCTTCGTAGTGAGACAGTGTTTGATCCCTTCGTCGGTTCCGGCACCACGATCATCGCGGCGGAGAAGTTGGGGCGCCGCTGTCTGGCCATCGACATCGAGCCGAAATGGTGCGACGTTGCGGTCGAGCGTTACGAGAAGCTGACCGGCGGAAAAGCCCAGCGGGAGCAGGCATGTGGGTGACCCCGGTGTTCCGGTTACATCCGAAAAGCGCGCCGAGATGCGAGAGGTTTATCTCGAACACCGCACGTGCCAAAGCGTTGTCAGAGCCTGTGACGTGTCATGGCAAACCGCAGAGCGCTATCGCGTTGAGGACAAATGGGATGAGGCCTGCACTAAGGTCGACCAACTCGCCGAGCGTCTCGCTATTCGAAAAATCGGAACGAGGCGAGCGGACACGATCCGCATCGCCCAGGCGGCCATCGTCAAGATGGCTAGGAGCATCAACGACAAAGACACTCTCGACTGGAGTGCGACGGACGTGGATAAATTGGCTCGCCTCATTGAACTGCTTACTGGTAGTGCCGATAGTCGCCCTGGGGTTGCAAACAACAATCCCGTCCTGGTCCTGCCCGACGATGGCAGCGATCCGGACTTCAATCCAAATGCAAATACCACAAGCGAAATTCTGCCCGCAGTCGATCCCGCAGTGGAAATTTCTGGCGAGTCGGGCTGACGCGACGATCTACGGCGGTGCGGTCGGGGGTGGCAAGACATATGCCCTGTTGCTTGCGCCGCTGCGCCATGTTCGCCGTCCTGGATTCACGGGCGTGATCTTTCGGCAAACAGTGCCACAAATCCGGCAATCGGGTGGCCTTTGGGATGTGGGAAGTCGAATCTATGAAGACAATCGGTTCCGTGGTAAGGCCAATGAGACAAGGCTCGAATTTTCGTTTCCATCGGGAGCAAAGATCGGATTCGGGCACGTCGGTGCGGATCGCGATCTCAGCGACTGGGCGGGCTCACAGATTGCATCCATCGGCATCGACCAGATCGAAGCCTTTAGCGAAAATCAATTCCGTTTCTTAACATCGAGGAATCGCTCGACATGCGGGATCATCCCACGCATTCGCGCCACGTGCAATCCGGATCCCGATTGCTGGCTTCGTGAATTCATGGGGTGGTGGATCAATCGCGAGACTGGCTATGCCATCCCTGAACGATCCGGAGTCGTGCGGTATTATGTGCTCGAAAACAATACACCGGACTGGGCCGATTCGCGCGAGGAGCTTCTGGAGCGCCATGGCGTCGATGCTGGCGTGCTGTCGTTCACGTTTATCCTCAGTCGGCTGCAAGATAACCCAGAACTCATGAGGATGAACCCGGGATATCTGACGTATCTGCGGGGCCTTCCCATTGTGTTACGCGAGCGGTTGCTCATGGGTAACTGGAACGTGCGCGCAACTGCTGGCGACTATTTCAAAAGGGAGAAGTTTGCTATTCTTCCGACGTGTCCCCCATTGGTAAAGACTTGGCGCTATTGGGATCGCGCAGGAACTGCCCCGAAGGATGGTAAGCCGGCCAGAGGATCGTGGACAGCTGGATGTCTCATGGGTGTGACCGCTGGCGGTCAATATGTGATTGCCAATGTGACCCGATTTCAATGCGAGCCCCCTGAAGTTGTGACGCGGATTCAGAATGTTGCGAGTCAAGACGGTCGGCATATCAACATCGGCATAGAGGGCGATCCGGGACAGGCAGGAAAGTCTGAGGCCCAAAGTCAAATCAGGGGCTTGGACGGATATCATGCCGAAATCAATTACGTGCGCGAATCCAAAGGCGCACGGGCATTGCCATTATCGTCTCAAGTGTTCGTCGATAACGTGGCACTAGTCGCCGGCGATTGGATTGCTCCGTTTCTGGCCGAGGCTGAGAATTTTGATGGAACGGGCAAGGGCATTACTGATCAGATCGATGCGGCGAGCGGCGCGTTTCACATGCTAGTGTCAGAGAAGCGGCACGGGACATGGGGCAGATAGCAATGGCGAATCGCATGAAATCGGAGCCGATCTCGCCTGGGAATGGTAAGCCGGCTGGCCTTATTGCCGTGGCCCGCCAGGCATTCCAGGCGCTCTCATCAATCGCGACACGGGCGGCCGTGTCGGCTTACCTTGGTAAATCGTATGGTGGTGACCGCGATATCTACACGGCGTTGGGATATAACAAGACGCCTGTTTATCGGGATTACTATTCGCACTACCTCCGCCAGGATGTCGCCCGTGCGATCATTGATGTTCCTGTACGCGCCTCATGGCGCAAGATTCCGCTGGTCTCCGAAAGTGAGGCAGATGAGACGGAGTTCGAGAAGGCCTGGACCGGCATGTCGCAAGCATTGGACATCTGGCATTATTTCAGTCGCGTCGATCGGCTGGCCGGGATCGGTGAGTACGCAGTCATGCTTATCGGATTTGACGACGTTGCGCAATTGGCCGAACCTGTGCGACGTGCCGGTAAGGTTCTCTATCTCATGCCATATAGCCAGGAAAATGCGGTGATATCAACTTACGTCACCGATTCTAAGGACGCCCGTTTCGGACTCCCGAGCGCATATTCCGTCCGCATGAGAAGCGTACTCGGCGCCGCGGCGAGTACGCAACAGATCGTTCACTGGTCCCGCATCATTCACGTGGCGGAGGATACATTGGATGATGATGTGCTTGGTCTGCCCAAGTTGCAGCCTGTGCTCAACCGTCTTCAAAATCTCGAACTGGTCGCCGGCGGGTCGGCGGAAATGTTCTGGCGGGGGGCATTCCCGGGCCTTGAATTCCACTTACCGGAAACCGCACGGCTGGGAACCCAGACCGAGGCATTGATGGAAGCCGAAATCGAGGAATATATTCATGGGTTGAAGCGATATATCCGCACTGTTGGTATGGATGTGAAGGCGATTGAGCAACAGCTTTCCGATCCATCCCCCCATGTGAGTGTGTTTCTTGATCTGATCTGCGCAGCTGCACGAATCCCCAAGCGCATCCTCTTGGGGTCCGAGCGTGGTGAGCTGGCGTCGACGCAAGACGAATCGAACTGGTATGCGGGGATCGATGACCGTCGGCGCCTGCATTGCGAGCCGAACATTCTCCGTGCATTTATCATCCGATGCCAGGACGTTGGTGTGCTGCCGGCGACGCCGGATGGGTATCAGGTGCGGTGGCCCGACCTCATGGCGCAGGATGATAAGACCAAAGCCGAGGTGGCTAATATGAAGTCGTCGGCATTGAGCCAGTATGTGAGCTCGGGTGCGGAGACGCTCATGCCGCCAGCGTTCTTTCTCCAGCATGTTATGGGATTCGATAGGGATCAGATGGATCAGCTCGAAGAAATCCAGAACAAATTCGATAATCTGGCAAATGGCTCAGGAATGAGAGAGCCGGAACCCGATCCGGTTTCGGGGGGGGTAGGATGATGAATAACGATCCTTTGAAGTTGTCTGATCTATCCACCGCCGAATTGAAGCTGCGGGCCGCCATGTGTTTGCAAATTGCAAATGAGGTCAAGGCCGATGGCGATGATCGATGGTGCGAGGCGCGGCGACAGCTCGATGAGATCAATACCGTATTGGAGGAAAA